CTTCCTGTTGCGCCTGTAGCACCTGTAGGGCCTGTTGAACCCGTGCTTCCTGTTGGTCCACCAGCGGGTCCCGCTGGGCCTGTTGGACCTTGAGCACCCTGTGGACCGACAAGACCTGTACGAATGTCAGTTCCAGCAGGAGAAGTGGTGATACGGTCAACCGTATCTAGTTTTGTGAAATCTACATCGCTTGCGTCTCCCTCGGGGAGGTAAAAGCGGAATTCTTTATTTCGAGAGCCTGCTATACGAACCTTGGCAGTCCAATACCAACCGCGAGGACTAAGGTCTAAATCATCCGTACATGGGAGTTCGACTGAAAATTCACCTGTATTGTTAAGAGTCGCAACAATAGGTGTAGAGACAATGGTCGCGTCTCCAGAGTCCTCGATGCGGCTTGAAGCCGTAAACGTAACGGAACCAGATGCAGGCGAACCAGTGCTCTTAAGGAACTGACCAACTACGTTTCTAGTGGTTACGTCAGGCGAAAAACTCATTGGCGGCACTCCAGGTCTAAGTGGCGTAATATAAAAGTCCACACAGGCAGCAGACTCTTAGGCTGTTTATATTCTACGCGCTTTTTAGAAGTGCTAACTTGAAAGTTAGACCTTCCGCGTGCCTGAAATTACGCTGATGTCTTTTCTAGGGTCATAATCGCCACCAATAACCATAGTCAAAACTCCAGGAGGTGATTCTAGCCCATGTCTATCGCGCCACCACGCCGAACCTGGGTCGGTTGTGGGAGCTTGCACCCAGAAACGACCGCCAATGTCCATGCTTTTAAAGTTGTGATAGTGCCCTGAAATCCAAATATCACACATACCAAGAGCTGTTTGGCCCGCTGATTGCTCGGAAAGGTATTTTAAAACATTGGTTCCAGTCTGGTGTCCATGAAATAGTCCAAGCATGGTTCCGCAGATATTTATTGCTAATGTTTGATGAGATTTTTCTGGAAAACGAAACTGAACATGTGCCAAAGCATCATTTTCAGCGCAGGCATCCTGCACCGCTGAGGCTATATCTACGTTCCAACCATCTGATGGGTCAGCTGAAACCTGCCTAGTTACCTCGTCATGGTTACCGTTAACTACTGGAACAATCACGCTATCTGCTAGTGGAGCAAATGCTTTTATCTGAGCCATAAGCAGTCTTCTGGCAACACGGGTTTGCTCTGTAAGTCCTAAATCAGATGCTGCAAGTCCTTGAAGTTTTCCGTTTTGGCTTACATTTCCTTCAACGTGGTCACCTGGAAGAGGGATACACACAGTTCCAACACTTCTACCAATTTTTCTTAATTCTTTTAGGCGATATACGCCTTGCTCGGTAATCTCAAGTAATCGATGAACGGTACTCTCCGTTCCTTCGTCTCCTTGCTTCTTACCAATCTGCTGGTCGCTTGGAGCAAAGACATATGCAAGCTCTCCAGAGGTCTGCTTTTCAGCTTTTCCTGGACGCCATTTTGATACTTCTTCTACAAGCTTTTCTAAATCCAAATCATTCATTCGGTCGCCATTAAATGGAACGATTGAAATTCTTTGGGATTCTAAAGTTTCACCCGAATAGGTCTGCCACTGAGATTTGCGAACATTGGTAATGGTCCACTCAGCTGGGTCAAGGTTAAAGTCTTCTAAAAGGGCTTTTGCGTCTACACTCTCGCTAGCAGGTCTTGCTTTTGATTGAAGGAAGCCACCTTCTTTAAGGTCAATCTCGAGTTTGGGGCGATAAGCCTCGGGGGTATTTAATGATTTAACATCAGAGCCACTAGGACCTGGTGAAACTAAAGCCGCTAGTTTTTCTGTAAGTTCTGACATCAGGCATTACCGCCCGCAAGTTCTTTTCGTCTAGGACTATTCTTTCCAACATAGCAACGGCATTGCTGAAGTCGGTGAAGTCTTATTGATGCAAAAGCGACATCATGGCCTTCGCTGATAAGAATCTCGTGTACTTGCCGATTTGAGATAGTCCCTGAACGAGACCTAGTTGAAAAAATAATTTCAAGGGCTTCTTTATCTTCACCCTCTAATTTTTCAAGGAGCCTTCCAATCCCGCAGGGGAGTCCTGGCTCTGACCTAATTGCTGTCTTTAACTTGTCTGCAAGGCTCAATGTTCGCTCCAGTTCTAGTTATCTGAAGACTAACTCTAAATCCTCACTTAAGACTCGTAGTTAGTCGATAGCTAACTCTAACATTAAATGCGTCAAAAACGAGGATAAATTAAAAAAATGGGCGTGTCGGATTTTTACAGAAAAGTGTCCGAAAACTTGTCCTGAAAGATGGGTTTTATGAAATTTAAACTTTTTTCTTGGAGCGGGAGCGGGTCATTTTTGGTTCTGCCATTGGGGGTGTGTCGGGAATCATCACCGACTGGGAGAGCACTCTAACCAGAAGTTGGTTAGTGTCCATCTGATTATCTAAAATAATATCCATTTGCTGCTCTAGACGCTCGGTCCTGCGGGCCACATCTGGCAGGCTAAGTCCGCCGTTTGCCCCTGGTTGGATTGGAGCAGTTGCTGTACTTATTTCATCTTTGATAATTGTCTTCATTAGTCTAAGCCACCAACGACTCACGCCAAAGACCATTCCAGCCGCCAATGCAATAAGACCTAGTAAAGCCGAGAGGTCACCGACGTCAAACAAGTTTGAAGTTCCAGGCTCCCACCAATTGGAGGCCGCCATAAAAGGTGATAGTGTTAGCAACCTGAAATCCATTCTGGGGTTGGTTTGACTTTAAGAACAATATGACTATTGTATAGTTGCTTAGGTTTCTTGATTTCTAAAACTCTGAGTGTCTATGCTACACAGAATCTGTCGGAAGCTGTATAGTCGTTCTACCAAGTAAAAATTTTCGAACTGCTTAACTCTCTTTCGTGAACGTTAGGTGGCTTTCGCAATTGTCGCCAAGGGAGGTTTTGTGAGCAGCGAAAGCAACAACAGGCTAGCTAAAGCGGCATCCTTCTACGCAAGCATTGACTGGAATGTTTTACCGTGTCACGGAATTGTCGGGGGCCGTTGTACTTGCAGTCGTCCTCACGGTGAACCTAAAGAAACTGGCAAGCACCCAGCGATTAATGAGTGGAATCTTCAATCAACAAGTGATTCTTCTGTTGTCACTAGATGGTGGGAAGAAAATCCTGAATTTAATGTTGGAGTTCACTGTCAAAAGTCTGGCCTTATGGTCATTGATATTGACCCTCGCTCTGGTGGTCCTGAATCGTTTGCAAAATTTGAAGAAATTGTAGAAGGAGCTTTACCTCCAACAGTTGAAGCAATCACTGGTGTCTACACAGCCTCTGATGGAAAAGCTCTTCGTGGTCGTCATATTTTTTACAAGATAGATGACTCAGAAGCTCTTATTGGTAATCTAAATAATTTTGGTCTTAAAGGCGTTGACATTAAACACAACGGCTATGTTCTTATTGCACCTTCGCGACACTTCTCTGGTGTCGACTATGAATGGGTTCCAGGTCACGCGCCTTGGGAAATGCAAGTTGCAGATGCTCCAGAAGAACTTCTTGCCGCTCTTCGTAAGCGTACAAAGCGTTCTGGCTTCACCCTCGGTGACAGCACTTGGGATTCAGTCGAGTATGAAAAAGTTGATGTCTCAAAAATTCTAGAAGAGGGAATTCAAGAAGGCTCTCGTGCCGTAGATATCTACAAATTGACATGCGCTCTTGCTAACAAGTACGGAACTGACGACATGAGCCGCCAGATGATTGAGTCCGAAATGTTGCGCTTCAATGCAACTAAGGTCAACCCACCTCTTCACATTGAGGGAACTAATGGCCTCTTACACCACGTCCACCGTGCTATTGACTTTGTTGCAGCTAATCCAAAAGTTGGACTTATATCTCCTGAAACCGCAGAGTGGATGAAGAGTAAGGCTCAGAAGCTTGCTCCTCAAACTCAGTCAGTTGAAGAAAAACCACTACAAGCAATGACTGGTGTTGTTAGACCAACTAACACAATTCCTGACTCTGATGGATATTACGCTGGAACAATTGGTGGCTCTGTTATGGCTGCTATTGAAAGCGGAGATTCAATCCACGATGCAACATCCATTTCAAACATGGACGTTCCAAAAGACCCAGACTCTCTTAACATTCAAGACGGAGCAGATGAAGGTAAGCGTTCACTTTCTGATACTGGTAATGGACGTCGTTTAGTTGACGTATTTGGTGCTGGTGTTCGTTATACAACTGGTCTTGGTTGGTTTGTTTGGAAAGACGGATACTGGAAACCAGACCGTGAAGACCTAGAAGTTCAAGAACTTGCAAAGAAGATTGCCCCTGTTATTTCTGCTGAAGTAACTCGTTATCCTGAGTCTCAGCAAACGGATGTAATTAAGTGGGCGCATCAATCTCGTTCAAACTCTCGTTTGCGTGGTGCAGTCGATTCAGCAAAATCTGACCCTCGTGTTGAAGTTTTAGTTGACCAGTGGGATAACGATGAAAATTTACTTGGTGTTCTAAACGGCGTAATTGATTTAAGAACTGGTGAGCTTTTAAAGGGTCGCCCAGATTTGCACATCACTCGTCGTGCACCTGTTGCATACACCCGTGGTCACACCAATGTTCGTTGGCAACAATTTATTGACTTTGCTACTGGTGGAGATAAGGAATATCAGGACTGGCTACAACGTGCAGCTGGGTATTCAATTACAGGCTCAAACAAATACGATTTGATGTTCTTGGTCTACGGACCAGCTGGTTCTGGTAAAAACACATTTGTCGAAGCAATCGTAAAAGCTCTTGGTACTCAGCAATATGCATGGCCTTTGGATTCAAGCATTCTTGCTCAAGGTGATGGTCAAGCAAACAGTACCGACTTGTACCACTGGGCTCAGTTGCGTGGACGTCGTATGGTTTGGGTAGATGAACTTCCAGACTCAGAGCGCATGAAAGAAAACTCAGTTAAAAAGTTGACTGGTTCATCTGAAATCTCTGCTCGTTCTCCTGGTGAGCAACCATTTACATTCCAGTCTCAAGCAAAGCTTTGGATTTCTACTAACCACCGCCCCATCATCACCGATGATGCAATGTGGCGTCGTATTCGTCCAATTCCATTTACTTTTGTTCCAGAAGTTATGGACCCAGGTTTGAAGGAATATATCTTTGACCCAGAAGGTGCGTTGCCAGCTGTTCTTGCATGGGCCGTTGAAGGGGCAATTAAGGTCTACAACTCAAGTAATCGAGATGCTCTTGGTTGGTGTACCCGTGTAGCAGAGGCTGCAGAGGTATATCGCAAGAACGAAGACCGTATTGGTATCTTCCTTTCAGAAGAGAGTTCTTCTAACGAAGGAACCAGTACAGCGATTAAATCTTTGTTTGGTGTATATCGTGTTTGGTCTGAAGAGCGTGGAGAGCGTCCTATGACTCAAATTGCGTTCCACCGTAAATTATCAGAACGTGGTTTAGATATTCATGGCACTGGTTCTCGTGCAGTTGTACATGGAATCACATTAATTCCGCGTGTTGTCCAGTCAACAGAGATTGACTGGAATCTAGCTACAAGATTTGCTAGGCCGTAAAGACTCTACCGCCACCACTAGCACGACCGTTTCCACCCCGAAAAGAGGGGATACGGCGAGCTGCTGGTGATTTAGCAGTGAGTCTTCCTCCAAGAAATCCTGGAGGTGGCTTCATCATAAGAGCAGTCATGGCGTGAACAAGTGCATCAACGCGGTCTGGAGATTTTCTAGTTTCTCCTGGAACCCATGTAGTCATTTGAGACTCAAGGTCTGGTAAATAACCAATATGGTGAATACGGTCTTGCTCATATGCAAGAACAATTGGCTCTGCACGAAGTGCTTTACCAAACTTTGAGTGCACTTCAAATACTTGAACGTTGGGGTCAATTGCATTAATTGCTTGACGAACTAGTGCTCCACCTTGGTTTACTTCAGCAACAACTGGGGCTCCCCAGCGTCTTGCCATTTCAACAACTTTGCTAGCCCACACTTCTGGTGAACCAAGAATTGATGCATCTTCTAGTACCCAAGCATGGCGCTTGTATAGGTCTCGGTCTGCAGTTGATGCACAGACAACAATTCCGCACTCATCCCGAGGATTCTCAGCAACAGATGGGTCAACACCAATTACACGCAGTGGTGCTTGTGGCGGAAGCAGACCTTGACGAGAGCGCTCAATCATTTCCATAGACCACAATGTGCCTTCGACATCGTCAAGCATTTCACCATAAAGCTCTTGACGAGCCAAAGATGTTCCTTCGTATACTCCAAGAATTGTGTCAAGGTATGCACCAGATAAGTTACCAGCGTTGTCAAGAGTTGAACCCTTGGTCACAATAACTTTTGAACCTGCATGTTTTTTGTTGTTAGATTCTTCAATAAGTTTATAAAGAATTGGAACTCGTTTAGGAGTTGTAGTACAAATAATTTTTGGTTTTGCACCAAGACGCGTACCAACGCGTAAGTTATCAAAAGCAGTCATACCTGCAGCATCTGGAGTTTGACGCCAAGCTGCAATCTCATCACCCCATGCGTGAGTGAACTGCGGACCACGGAGAGAATCAGGCTCATCTGCCGTAAATAGTGTTGCTGTATTTCCGTTAGGCCATGTTAAACGACGTTTAGATGGCTCGTAGTGCGGACGTTCTGAGGGAGGAGTAATGTTAATAATTCCAGACTCACCCTCGACGATAACGTCGCGAACGTCCGCAGCTGTACGAGCTACAAGGGCAAAACGGCGTTGCCCATCAGTTGTGTATTTTGCTTGTTCTCTTACCCATTCAGATGCAAGTCTTGTTTTACCAAAACCACGACCAGCAAGTACAAGCCATACGTTCCAATCGTCACCTTCAGGTGCTAACTGCTCTGGACGTGCCCACATGTTCCAATCCCATTGGATTTGCTCCATGTCTAAGTCTTCCAAAGCTGCTTTTTGCTCTTCGGGCGAAAGCATTGCGATGTGTTCCATCAGGCTCTTGCCCATCTAGCACCTCTTACTGGTTACGTTGAAGACTTCTTTGTACTCCATAATACAGTGGTGCAGCAGAACTCAGACCTAATTCTTTAGCTAGGTTAGATAAAGAAATGCCTGACTTGTATTCACTAGCAAGTTGGTCATGATAGGCATCTACATTTTCTGCCTTTGCCTTATTAACGCGAAGAGCCGCTGAGCGGACATCTTGGTCTTTTACGCGGATTTTAGGCTTGACTATGGAAACTGAAATGTCATTCATCACTACACGGCGTCTTACTCCAGCATATGCAACACGAAGTCGCTTTGCTAAAAGTGGCAAACTTCCACCTTTAGAGTGAAATTCTGTCAGCAGTCTTGTGTATTCACGACTTGCAACATGTTCTGGTGTGTCTTGGTTACGGGAACCGTATGCCTTTTTGGCATTTGTCAAGATTGGCTCAATCTTAACTGCATACTCTTCTACGAGCTCCTGGCTCATTGTCTCTCTCCATCATTGTCGTTGGTTCCAGCGCGTCCTCTGAAAGAGTATCATAGCGACGCGCTGGAGTCAACAAATGGAGACTATTATTCTTCGTCCTTTGGGTTACGAATCCAGTATGTTCCTACCCAAATTATCAATGACCACAAAATTGCCCATCCAACGACCACTCTCGCTGAGCCGTCTAGGACGAACCAAGCAATGAACATTCCTAAAAGTGTCCACAGTTGGTCCAACATATCTCTAATAAAGTTTTTCACTAAGGTTTCCTCCTTCCTGCAATATTTCTTCCACGTCCACCGCTAGAGCCCCCGACTGGACCTCCACCGCCGCTTCCACCACCACTGCTACCACCAGCTGGTGCACCGCCACCTGCTACTGCTGCTGCAGCAACAGCTGCAATGTTTCCCACGATGACTGCAGCAACTACAACTTCCTGAGACTCTTCGCGCTCTTCTTCAGACATATCTGCTCCAATATTTGAAAAAGCAGTAAGCACTTTCCCTGGGTCGCTAAAAACTTCTCCTAGAAGTTCAGCGGGGTTTTCAAGAATTTCAAGAGCATCAGCAACTTCTGCAGTAATAACTACTGGATTACCATCTGCATCTGTTCGTACTTCGACTGGGGTTTCTGCTGGTAAGTCTTCAAAATCAAGACCAGCTGCCTCAATGTTTTCAGCCGTAACAGCTTCTCCATCAGCTTGTGCAATAAGAACATCAGCAACAAACTCTTTTTCAGCCGCTGTAAGGTTTCCATCTTCAGTTAGCGAATCTACAAGATTTGCAACTTCAGAATTACTAATCTCTCCATCTGCACTTATGGCATCAATAATTAAGGACTCTTCAGCAGTAGACAGATTTCCATTTTCAGATAAAGCATCTACTAAATTTGAAACTTCCTCGTTAGTCACAACGCCATCTGCATCTAGAGCATCTAAAATTTGTTCAGCATCTGCTGCTGTTATTTTTCCGTCACCAAGTGCATCTTCTATAGCAGTATCAACAACTTCTTCTTGTGTTGGTTCTGGCTCTTCAGGTTCTACTGGTGGCTCTTCAGGTTCTACAGGAGGTTCTTCAGGTTCTACTGGTGGCTCTTCAGGTTCTACTGGTGGCTCTTCAGGTTCTACTGGTGGCTCTTCAGGTTCTACTGGTGGCTCTTCTGGTTCAACAGGAGGTTCTTCAGGTTCTACTGGTGGCTCTTCTGGTTCAACAGGAGGTTCTTCAGGTTCTACTGGTGGCTCGACAGGTGGCTCTTCAGGTTCAGTAGGAGGGGTTGGTGGCTCAACAGGAGGAGTGGGAGGCTCCACTGGAGGCGGAGGAGTAGGGTCTGTTAAATCTACTGCAACAACATTTGAGATTTCTGAATATCTACCAAGCGAGTCATTATCAGCACGAACTGAGAATGTATAAGTTGTATCCCATCCACCAGTAGATTCAAACAACTGAGCATCAAGAGTAATGGTTGTATTTAAGGCATTTGCGTCTCCTGCGTTACCAGTTGCTACACCCCAACCAGAACCATTAGCTTGCCAAGTAATTGCATAACGCTCTACTGGAACATCGCTTCCTTCTGGAGCACTCCAAGTAAGAACAACAGAGCCATTTTCTAGTGGGGTCACTACTAATCCACTAGGTGACCCGATGACTGCCTGAGTCATTGTTTCAACTGCTACTACCTGCGACGCACTTGATACAGCAGCTTCTGCGCTTGCTATTGCTTGAGTTGCCACGTTTGAAGCCACAACTGCAGTCTCTACAGCTTCTGTAGATTCAGCAATTTTTACTTCTTCAGTTGCCTGAGCTGTTACCGCTGTTGCCTGAGCCGAGGTTAAAACAACTTCTGCTTCATCTACAACATCTTGAGCTTCTGCCTCTACAACCTGAAGAGTTTCGAGTTCTGCAGTTTCCTGAACAACAACTGTATTTGCTTGTGAAAGAGCTGCTAGCTGAGCAGGAGTTGCTGAAGATGTTGTGAAGTTGGTTTCTACAACCCATCCAGACTGCGTAAACCTAAGAAACTCGACAAAAGCCGCACCACCGTTTTCATAGTAGGAAAGAGCAAACGGGACTGTCTGACCAGCAGTTGTTTGGTACGCAATGGTAGAACCACCGCCACCCTTGTCGTACCAGTCGTTGGCTACAAGTTGATTGTTAAAGTAGACAAGAGTTCCGTCGTCAGCTTGAGCAGTAAACCAAGTTGTTCCTGTGCTTGTAAAAGTTATTTGACCCCTATAGACAACAATTACATCTTCTGCATGATTGGAGCCAGCTACGTTGCCGCCTCCCCAATACTCAGCGATTCCATTTGTATCTGTGTAAGTTCTAATTGGAGTTGCGCCGTTGGGTATAAAAGGCGCATTGTTCTGCCCTTGAACGTTATACACCTCAACGTTTAGTCCAGGGGCTGTGTTTGTGTTTACTACTTCTTGAGCAGCATCTTTAGTAGTGACCGCATCGGCTACAACTACCTCCTGAGCATCTACTGCTTCTTCAGCAACTTGAAGACTATCTTCAGCAACGTCTAACTCTCCCTGAGCGACAACAACCGCTGCATCAGCAGTTTCACTGGCAGCGGTTGCGTCGGTTGCTTCTTGGACTTTTGTTTCTGCTGTTGCAATTGCTGTGACTGCATTTGATATAGCTTCTGTAGCTTGAGCTACTGCTTGAGTTGCACTTTCAACAGCGTTGGTAACAGCTTGAACTGGAATAAGAGTTGCTGCTTGGGTAACTGCCTCCTGTAAAACTTGACTAACTGTTTCGATTGTAGATACCGCTGTTGCTACGGCGGCTGCTGCGACAGCTAATGGGTCTTGCGGTGACCCTACTGGCGCTGCTGGTTGAATCACCTCCTCAGACGCATTTGTTGTTGTGTTAGCGCTTTGAGTTGAATTGGTGTCACCTCCAGTCGAAGTTTGGGTTGAGTCAACGGTTACGACAGTTGTACTGTCAGAAGGAGAAGTTGATGTCGAGGTGTCAGATGTAGGAGACGCAGGTGGCTCTTGAGTCTGACTTGTAGCCTCCTCTGCATGAGCTGGAGTGGGAGATAGAATCCCGAATACAAAAATTATAATTGGACTTGCGGCAATTGATATGCCGAGTCTGATGAACCATCTCTTTGTCTTTTTTGAAACGCGAGCAACCACGAGTCAGCCTCCAGCGCATAGGCAATGACAGGCTCATAAAGTGGCCTGTTGTAGCTCGGTGTCCAATCGAACTACACTGTAATTTTACGCTGTTGGCTCTTCGATGATTAATGATTTTTCTTTAGAAACTGATAGAAAAATGTTTCTAACTGTAGAGGCATACCATTTTTCACCCTTACGAGCTGTTTCTGTACCGTCTGAATTTAATAGTTCAGCTATGTTTCTGTACGACATACCAGCATTTTTTAACTTAAAGATTTTATCTTTAAGTGCTCCATCTATAGGGGACTTAGGTCCTATGTCTACTCCCCAAACTTTTCCGTTCTTACGTCGGTCTTCGTGAACATCTTTAGAACGAAGAGAAATCATCCCTCGTTCCATCTCTGCCATCGCTGACATTATGGTCACAACAAAACGACCTTGGTATGTTGCAGTATCAAGCCCAAGGTCAAGAAGTGCAAGACGCCACTCAAACTTGTGAGAGCGGTCAACAATGCTGAGGAAGTCACGAGTCGAGCGAGCAAGTCGGTCAAGACGAGTTACAAAAAGTGCTTGAGCCTTACCTGAGTCCAAGTCTTCAAGAGCGTCTCGAAGGACAGGTCGACCACTAATGTTTTTACCTGAGCGACCCTCTTCTCGAAGAATCACAGCTGTGTAACCAGCGGCTTCAGCAGCAGCAATAAGTTGCTTTTCCTGAGCGCCAAGACTCATACCATCTTCAACCTGCATCTGAGTAGATACACGAGCGTAGCAATATGCAATCCCGTTACTCATGGCCGATTCCTTCTTTTTCTAAATTTATGATTGCTTGGTCTAAGTAAGTGTTTGGGCAGTATTGAACAGAACTGTCATATGTGTTTTTACAATCTCCGCACTCCCAAGACATCTCTGCAATGGCGTCGTAGTAGCCACATGCATAGCCTTTGTCATACCCCTGAGAGTGGCTCTCAAGTAACTTCTCTTTCATCTTCCCCACTATGGAGCGACCCTCCCATTTTCCACAAAAGCCTTGTGAGTCAGTGGCATAAGTTCTTTGAAGATAAGTTCATACTTATCGGCAACCATCTCAATCTCCCGCTGGGGGAAAGAAGGGAAAGTTTGACCTTCTGCGTTTTGGCGCAGGCTGAGGAAGTTCATAAGGGCACGAGCGTTCATGGTGACATATGCAGAAGAGTAAATTGTCACTGGAAGCACTCCACGGGCCACCTCTCGGGCTACCCCCGAATCAAGGATGTTGATGTAGTTCTCATACGCATCTTCGCAGGACTTTCGGAACATCTGGACCGTGACGGCATACTGCTCGTCCGTGCCATCTTCAAATGTGTAAGAGCCTGTCTTACCGACTTGGACCAATTTACGGTCTCTGGCTGGAAGATAAAACTCTGCATCGAGCTGACGATAGCGTCCTGACTCTTCGTTATAGGAAGCCATGCGATGGCGCATGTGCTCTCGCCAAACAAAGATAGGAGCCTTGACGTAAAAGGTGAAAACCGAGTGTTCGAATGGTGAGCCATGTCGGTCACGCATTAGATAGTTAATTAGACCGTAGTTCTTCTCTACCTCTCCCATCGAAAACCCCGTGGCGAGGTTCATAGACCTTTCGCCCTGGGTTGAGACTCGAGCAGCAAAGATGATGTCCTGGTCTGAAGCACTGTGCTTGACTAACTCGACGGTCATGTGGGAGTTGAATACGGTCATTTAGATTTCTAAGTCCTCTGTAATTTCTCGATACTCTGAATTGATTTTGTCAATCCGTTTTTTGTGGGCGCGTTCTGCTGACTTATCTAACATCTGGTGTACTGCTTGCACTCCGTCTGCGACTTCGTGGAAGCCATTACAACACCACGAGTCGTAGCGGTAGGTTACGGTCACTTCAACAGAGCCCTCTACATAACCAGCAGAGTCAACTCTTAGTAAATCAAGACGCTCTGAGCTTTTGGGCTTAGGGTCTCGCCCACTCATTAGTTGACAGCTTTTAGCTTGTTCTTAGGAGCATCAGACTCCTTGGGAGCGCGTGCTCGCTTGATTGCCAAAACAAAACCCTTAACGAGTCCGTAGGTAACCAAGATTGAAACGATTATTACTAGCAGGATAGCGATTGCTCCAGCGAGGAACAAACCTAACTGCCATGCCAGCTGAAACGGTGCTTGCCAATCGATTGTCATATGTTTACTACCTTTCTAGGTGATTACATTGTACACTCTTAGACCTAAGATTGTACAGCCTGTACGGTATTCTTAATGTTCATATATTGTACAGTACGGTCGGTTTTCGTACAATATAGGATAAATACTAGCTTTATCGGATGCCTCTGGCTTTTTGAAGTTGAATAATTCGCTTCTTAACATCTTCTGGAGATAGGCCGTCTTTCTTAATGTGCTTAGCAAAGTCACCTACATCTAGAACACGGTCTTTGAGACTAGGGTCCCCGATTAGTGCTACTACTCTCTCCAAAGACTCCACATCGGTAAGACCTTCTATTTCTCGTACATACTCTCTGAGGTTTGTAAAAGCCTTGGTCCACCTGTCGTGGACGCTTTCGTACTCTTGCTTGGTCTCATTTAGTTTTGAGATAAGAATGCCGTTTATCTCACGCATATCTTCTAGCTCTACCGAAGCGCCTTCGACGATACGGTCATTAAGCCTGCGAACTTCCTGCTTATATGACTGCTGGTCAGAGTTAATCTGCTCCTTTAAAAGAGCATTCTCTTTGGTCATATCCAGCAGTTGTCTTTTGAGAATAGAAAGATTGTTTAACTCTTCTGATACCTCTTTGCGACGCTCTGACAGCGTCTTGTGCTTTCCTCTTGTCATTTAGCTACCAGACCAATGTGCTCTCGCGGTTTCAAGGGTGGCAAAAGCCTGGGCTATAGTTGCGTAGACTTGCGCCTGCTCTGTGTTTCGCTCTGCATGGACGTGTGCTTTGGCTAGATAGACAATAGCGACCTCTTCATACTTTTCTCGACGAATTAGGGTGTCAATCTGTTCTTCTTGTGCTAAGTCATACATGTTTGGTTGAGACATCGCTTCCTTTCTAAAATCCAGTTTTTCGCGCTCTCGTTCCGTTATACGGTGACGAGGCGTCGCTTCTGAGGGTCAAATTGCTTAGGTCGTTTCTTGGAGGCTTTTCCGCAGTTCCTTGCGTCGTTGCGTGTTCCCTTTGATTTCTGGGCCATGATGCTCCTAGTTGTCGGACGAGGTTTCGTCTGGAAGGTCGGTGGTTGGGATGTTGGTTGAAGCCACAAGTTCGATGTCTCGACGGGTTACATACCCACCATTCTTGTCAAGCTGTTCGCGGGCTAGGTCTTCATTAGTCTCAAAGACATGGACCTCCATTGAGACTTTAAAGCTGTACACACTTAGCATTGCTTTCCTTTCGATAGATACATAACACTAGCCTAAAACTGAATTTTTCGGACTCCCGTTCCGTTATAGGACGAAGCCTAGTTTCTGAAGGAGGGAGGTAAGGGGGATAAGGTGTCCAACGGATGCGTTGGTGTTTGCGTCTCGGATTGGCTGGGGCTTGACGGGAAAGTTGTTCTCGGCAATAAGCTCCCTGAGCACCTCGGTCTTTATGTAGATGCCTCCCGTACCTTTGGGGCTTGCCTGCACCCAGAAGTCAGCCTCTGTGACTTCGATGCCTGAGGGCTTGTAGCCATTGCCATTGAGTTGGTTGTACTCGATGTAGACGTTGCCAGTTTCAATAGTGCGGTAGTCAGTCTTGACTTCGTGCTTACCCACGAGAAAATCTTTGTGGGAGTCTTCCCCCACCTTCCCACGCTCGAGGTCAATATCGAACTTGGGGCCGTTGTGCATCTCTAATGTCATATCAAGACAATAATACAAAAAGTCGATTTTGTCGACTCCCATTCCGTAAAAAGACGAAAAAACGGGGCAAAAGGAAAAAAGAGGGGATTTCAGGTGTTTACTGGGGAGTTTTGGGCTAAACACTACTTATAAACCGAAGATATCTTCCATTTAACGGAAACGCTATGATAAAGTGGAACAACCTCTAGTTGAAATGTGACTTGAATCACACTAAGCTAGGGGTTCATAACTGAACATGAACCACTTCAACACTCAACGACCGAGTACTAACTACCAAGGAAAGGTAGGTCGCCAAATGAAGAAGCTCTTCATAGGAAGTGCTATTGCACTATTAACAACAACCTCCCCAGCAACAGCAGCTGTTATGGAAGAGGTTGCTGACTCAATACAGAGTCAGGTGTCACAAACACAACAAGTAACAAAACCAGCTCCATTAATAGACTCCCCTATACAAAGGGAAGTTGTTATCGATGGACCTGTAACAACAGCAGAAAAAGCCGTTGGACCTGTCCTAAAGTCAGAGGCACCTATTGTTGGTTCCTATGACTGGATGGCTCAGGAAAAAGCCGCTAAAGACCAGCTTAGGTTGGAAGCTGCTCAGGCGCAGGCTGCTCTTGAAGAAAAAGCTGCCAGGGTACAAGCTGAATTAGAAGCAAGAATCGCTGAGCTAGAGAACATTGTTTCTAACACCAAAAAACTAAACGAGACGCTTGTCTTGGTCAAAAACCAAGTTGGCAGAACTGCTTATGTGTTTAGTGGCTCTACCCCGATGGGCTGGGACTGTTCTGGTCTTGTCCGATGGACATATGGTCATTTGGGTATAGACCTTAGACACAGTGCTAATACTCAGAGAGATTCTGGAACTATCGTCACTGAACCTAAAATTGGAGACATTGTGTCCTTTAATTACAGAGGTTCAAGCAGTGCCTACCACTCTGGAATCTATCTAGGCCCCGATGAGATGATTCACTCTGGTGGTAGAGCAGGAGATAGAACTGAAATAATCTCTATCAGTGGCTGGGCTAAAATCAACAATAACAGCGAGATTGTATATACTCGTATTATAGAAACAAACAACTAAAGAAGGAATGACATAGTGAAAAACATATATAAGAGCATCGTCGTCGCTGTAGTTTTTGGAAACATCATTGCGTTTCCAGTAGTGGCGTACACGTTCCCCTGGAGCACCTACCTGATTGACCCGACTCCGTACTACATAGTCCAGTCAATATCGTTGGGACTTTTGATTGCTGTTTGTATCTTTACCTACGAGTGGGTTAGATACGCGGAAAAACCAAAGTTCTTGACAATCCAAAAGTCAAAACTTAAGGGACTAAGACCCCCTAAAAAGTAGTCAAAATGAGACCCGCTTCGAAAGAGGCGGGTTTCGTTTTTTCGGACTCTCTTTCCGCTAGTATTACAAGCATGAGTCATTTAGGAAGCCATGCCAGGTATGAGTTGGAGCTTGTGGGAGAAGAGCCAGAGATTATTGACTGGTATGTCAAGGTCGCTGATGCTTTTGCTGAGTTTGGTCACACGGGTCAAAGCGCTGAATATACACTTCGCGTTCTTGAACAACTTTTGCGTTTTAAGAATTTGACACCACTGACAGACGACCCAGCCGAATGGTTGGACGTAACGGAATACACGGAGCAGAAAAGTACACTGTGGCAGTCAGTTCGTAACTCTGCAGCTTTTTCAACTACCGAAGGTAAGACATACATTCTTTCGCATGAAGAAGAGTACATAGAGCACAAAACTCTTCCAGCGCCAACAGAGATGTTTCAAGTTTCAAAGGGGAAGATTCCCATGGACAGACTTCCTAAAAAGAAGAAGTAGCTCGCTTAGCCTTTAGAGCGTCAAAGTCTTTAACTTTAGTCTCACCCATGTAACCCCAAGCGTATCCACTTGCAATTAGTGCTTCGTTAACAGACTGCTCTGCGCCATCTAAGTAGAGCCAGCCAAGGATGCGACCATACTTCTCGGTTGAGTCTGGCTTCTCAGTTTTAATAACAATAGTTTTAGCACTAGCAATTAACTCGCCAAGTTTTTTCTTTACCTCAAGGCCAAGTTCTTTCTCGGCCTTGTTAGTGGTACGAGACTCTGGTGTATCGATGCCAGCAAGGCGCACTCTTTGTGAGAAAGAGATATTAAAGCCTAAGTCAATATCAACATCAATCGTGTCGCCATCAACAATCTTGGTCACTTTTTTAACGTAGTAAGTAAACATAAAATCCTCCATAG